CACTTAGGACGAGCAGTTGAAATGTCGCAGGACTTGGCCGGCACCAAGGCAGCGCGCAAACGAGACGTGCAAGTCAAAGCTACGCGTGGTAATCAGATGCAACGTCAGATTGATTACGGAACAGACCCTCAGGTAGTTAAGGAAGTATCGGCCGGCACCGTGCCTGACGAAACACCTGAGGACTTAGCCGGTAGAATGAGTAGTGATGCACTCCAACTACAGGACCGCCCAGACCTCGAAATAGACGTTAAGCGTCTACGCACTTTGTACGTCACATCTACAATTTCTTGGCAGGACTTCAAGGCGAAGTACATCGCATCAGGAGCTGCTGCAATTGATGTGATTCGCCTTCGCGAGCGCTGGGACGACCAGCGTGTAGAATTCCACAACCAACGAATTGAGGCTGTTGCAGACAGATTCCATGAGGAAATGGAAGATGCACTGCAAGAGCACAACCAGATGCATCTTGAAATCTCGATGCTAATCGGTAAGAAGATTCGTGAGGTCCTACCATCAGTAACCAAGCCAGTAGAAATTCAGTCATGTGCTGTTGCGCTTAAGAACATCCAAGCCGTATCTCGCCTTGCACTTGGCGCAAGCACAGATAATACGGCGCTGAAAGGTGTTGATGACTTCGAAGAATTTTTGAAAGGCGTGAAGTCAGGTAAGAAACAAGATGACCAAGAATGAAGTTGCCCAACAGGTGGCGGAGCTTCGTCGAGTTTACCAACATGACTTCCAACGCTTCGCAAGTGATTGTTTAAAGATTCGTACTAAGGTTGATGGCATTCAACCTTTTGTGCTAAATGAAGCACAACAAGACTTCGTCAGACGTTACGAGAGACAGATGGCCGAGACCGGCAAAGCTCGGTTCATTATCTTGAAAGCACGTCAGATGGGGATTAGTACTTTGATTGAAGCACTTGCCTACTGGTACACCACCCGCAACAAAGGTGTGAAGACACTCGTTCTCACCCACTTAGACCAACAGACACAAGAGCTCTTTGAAATCACCAAGCGTTACCACGACAACTGCTGGGGAGCCTTCAAACCGAAGGCGACACGTGACAGCACGAGCTTGATGAACTTCAGCGGCATTGACTCAGCGTTTAGAACTGCGACATCTGGTTCGAGAAACGCAGGTCACGGTTCTACTGTTCAGATTCTGCATTGGTCTGAGGTGTCGCGCTCGAGAAACCAAGAGGATATGATTGCCGGTGTTCTCCAAGCAATTCCTAATGGTAAGGGAACGATGATATTCCTTGAGAGTACAGCGAACGGATTCGGTGACTATTTCCATGAGACATGGGAAGCAGCAGTCCGCGGTGAGAACGAGTATGAACCAGTGTTCTATCCTTGGTTCATGATGAAAGAATATGTGGTAGACCCAACAGGAAAAGAGTTCACGCAAGAAGAACGCGAGTACCAAGAGCTTTATGGCCTGACAGATGAGCAGCTTGCTTGGCGTCAGTCTAAGATTAAGTCGTTCAAAGGAAGCGAGGCACGACGTCTTGCGTTATTTCGAGAGCAGTACCCAGCATCTCCATTGGAAGCTTTCCAATCTGCTAACGAGAGTTTCATCGAGGCGAAAGATGTTCTTGCAGCGCGTCAGCGTGATGACGTTGAAGCTGTAGGACCGATTATAGGGGCTTGTGACCCAGCTCGTAAGGGTAAAGACCACACGGCAATCGTGATTCGTCAAGGCCGCAAGGTCCTCAAGATTGTTCGTACGAAGATTGACGATACAATGGTCATAGCCCAGCGCTGCGCAGAGTTGATTGATTTGTATGGCCTCGATGCATTTATGGTCGACGTTGTGGGTCTCGGAGCTGGTGTCTATGACCGCCTTGTTCAAATGGGTTATGGGTCTGTGTGTCATGAAGCAGTGGCTTCTGCACAAGCTGATAAGCCAGAAGCGTTCTATAATAAGAGGGCGGAAATGTGGTGGCGCATGGCTGAGTGGTTACAAGACGAAGTGTCGATACCAGACTCAGACGTGGTCCAAGGTGACTTGATGATGCTGAGCTATCAGTATGATAGTCGAGACAGGTTCAAGTTGCAGAGCAAGTCTGGAATGAAACGTTCTCCTGATATTGCAGATGCCATCGCAATGACATTCTACTTGCAGAACATAAGAGGTCGCGGAGCAATGACCGGCCAATCAGTAACGAAATCGAGATTAAATAGTGGGAGCGTAATAAATGTCCGAGTCTAATGTCACTCTTCCTGAAGAAGAACTCGATAACATCTACGATGGTCTCGCTACTTTAGTTGTAGACCAGTTCAATAGAGCCAGAGCATACAGAACCCAGGCAATGGTAATGGGGAAATCTGTGGAGCTCTGGTTTTCTCTTTTATATCAGGCGTATCATAAGATACACGAGAGAGAAGAATTAGAAGCACGACCTGGTATGTCATCTTATTTTGGTCTCGTGCAAATTAAATCAAACATGACAGCGTCATACTTACGTTCGAAATTCGTAGGTAACGGTGACAAAGTTCCTTTCAATATCGAGCCGACTCCGATTGTCGAGCTCTCGAAGAGACTGTCTGATAAGGCTTTCGAAATTGTGAAGATGAATCTCGCGATGAAGCTACAGGAAGCAGGAATTCCTCAGCAAGCTATTATTCAGAACGGTTTCATCAATCCAGTGATTGCGAACTACGTTACGAAGATTGCGAAGGAATCTAAAGAACTTCAACGCAATGAAGAGATGAAGCTGGCGACAACGGCGACTGGCAAAATGAAAAAGAAAATTACAGACCAGTTAGTTGAAGCTTCATACTCGAAAGCGATGACAGATTTATTATATGACCTAGCGTTATATCCATACGCGGTGATTGCGTATGACAATGAGATTGTAGAGAATACAAAATGGTCTGGCAATAAGTACGTACGCGAGCGTGCAGCAAAACCATCATTCAGACGAGTGAGCCCACAAAATATCTACTTTGCTCCTGACGCAACGTCTGCGCAAGACGGTGAGTTCGTGATTGAAGTCATGCAGCGCAGCCGAGATGAAATGTTGGAATTCGTTGGTAACAAGGAGCTTGGTTACGTTGATGATGCTATCTTAGATGTCATTGATAACTGTATTGGAAACTGGGCAGGATTAGTTGATGAGTCAGGAAGCTCTGTTGAGTTTGACGACAACATATTCACTGTTTTGAAATGCCAAACGTTGGTTTCAGGTTTAGAACTATGTGAATACGGTTGCAATGTTAAAGAGAAAGACTTCAACAAATATTTCGTGGCAGACATCGAAGTAATTGACCGCCGCGTTATCCGTTGCCAGATTGTTAATCACCCATTAGGTGAGCGCACATATTATTCAGCGAGTTATAAGCGAGTTGCTGGAAGTCCTTATGGTATTTCTGTTGGCATGATGGTTTATGACAGACAGTTAGTCGTGAACAGAATCCAGTACGCGATGTTGGCCAACTCGGAATACTCGTCAGGTCCTTCATTTGAGGTGAACTCAAACGCGTTTGACCATGTAGCTGATGTGTCGTTCAGACCATACAGCAAATTCTATTCGTCTCCGAAAGACCATTCAGTTGTTCCTGTACGTATGCACCAGGTGCAGCCAACGTTCTTAATGCAGTTCAACTTATTACAGAATCAGATTCGATTAGCTGATGATGAGTGTGGTCTTCCTGCGTTCTTGAACGGTGACACAGGTTTACGAGGAGCTGGTCGTACACTCGGGGGCTTGGCTCTCATTAACGACAACGCAGTACTTGGTTTAGAGAACTGCGCGTCTAATATAGATGAATTTATTATTCGACCACTAATCATGTTGCTATACTCAAGAAACATGGCGAGTGGAGACGACGAAATCAAAGCTGATGCTAAGGTCCAAGCAACTGGATTGCTAGGTCTCAAAGCAGAAGTTGATAAAGCGAAAGCGTTAGCTGGTGTTGTTCCTCAGCTTGGGGCGTTGAGAGAGCAAGGTGTTGTTCCAGACGAATTATACTCTGGTGCAATCCGAGATTATCTAGACAGCATGGGGTTGCCTGTCGATAACTACATGCCGAATGCAGCCGCTCAATTTGAGTTGAACACAGCTGTTACAGACAAAGGTGTTCTTGATGGTCGCAGTTTGCGACAAATGAATAAGTAGGAGCTCAATATGAGAATCGACGGAGATTCAGTAAATGTGGGTGACCGCTTGTGGCATGACCGTTATGGTTGGGGAACTGTAACGCATGTCAGCACGGGTGTTTGTCATATTCGCTTTGCTGATGCCAAGGACGAAGTCATCTTCACAGAAGGTGGTAAGTCAAATGGCTATAAGGTTTTATGGTGGGGACAACCTATTCAAATCGTCCCGCGCAAAGGTATCAGCTACGAAGGAATTCAAGAAGTAGTGAGTGCCATTGTCAAATTAGCAACCGGAGGTAAATAATGGCCGAGGTATTAACCAAGAAAGGTTCGCCTGAAGTCTCCGCTATTGTCGTCACAGACCCTGTGCAGATTACTGCGTATGGTCTAGGCGAAGGTGACTGCGTAACCTTTTTAAAAATCCAATATGATGCAGACCGCAAAACGTTTGCAAGAAAGGGCTGTAGCATTATTCCACCATCTGAGTTGAAGGTAGGCCGCGCGAGCGACTATATGATTGGCACATGCAAGCCATCGCTTTCAAAATGTCGTAACACAATTATCATCAACAGACCTGGTATCTATCAGCCATCATTGAAGAACGTATCAGCAATGGACGTTGTCATTGAGGCAGAAGAAATCGAGCAAGGTTGTTGTCCGGGTCCTGCTGAGCTAGGTATTGACCCATGCGGTTGTGCTTGTCATGATGACCCAACAGAACCACTTCCAATGCTTGAAGATTCTGTATGTGGCGGTCCTCAGTTCGTGAAGATGGCTTGGATGTTTAGTCCATTCGACCATAAAGACCCAGCAGCTACTGTTGAAGTTAAGGGTTGTGACAACGAAGTTGTTGGTTATATTTATCCTGAAGCAGGACCTGGTCACACCATCCCAGTGCGTTCGTGCACAGAAGAAGGAACAGTGATTATTGGTTTTGCTATCAATAATTCAAATGCTGCAGCTCAAATGGTTGCTTATCAAAGCGAATGTGGTTGTGGCGGAAATAACGAGGCAAAAGGCGGTTCTCAAGCTGGTAAGACAGTTATTGTAGAATCAGATATGAAGTATGCCGATATTTTCGGTGATAAAATTAAGGGTTAAGTAATGACTAAAAAATTAGTTCCAATTTCTGAGGCCGGTTTGCCTGAAGCTATAGATGGTACAGTGTT